TTCATTTGATTTTCTTAGTGAACCATTATCGTTCAATGTCCACTGACTATTGTTATTGAAAGTCATCTTATTTCTCCATAAAAAAGAGGTGATGAATTATCACCACCCCTAGATGTTTGTCTTAGACTGAGCTAAAATTACTTACCTGCGTTTCTGTAAACACCGTTGAAGCGTGGAGTGTAAACGAAGAGAGCTCCGTAAAGCACAACCGCAAACTCAAGTGCAGTAGAAACGATCGCGAAGTTGATCTTGCTTAGTGGTGCAAGTTGCTTAAAGCGCATGCACTCAGCTTTCATGTCGAGCATGAATGCTTCACCTAGACCAGGAACTTTAGTTCCGGCATCTACGTAAGCAGATAAACCAACACGGTAGTTACCGATGAACTCTTCAGTTCCAGCAGCGCCGCCAGCAGCAGAACGATAGATTTTCCAATACTTAGTTCCAGCTTGTGCAGCAGGCATTGTTAGAACTACTGATGATTCATCAGCGGCAACAACAACAGCAGCAGTAATTTGACGTGGTGAAGACTCACCAAAATCGTTAACTTCAGTAGCTTTGTACTGGTAAGTTCCAGCAGCTAGTGAACCTGTAGAAGCGCCGCCATCAGCACCAGTAAATGCAGCTGGTAAAGCTGGACAGTTAGCGTTAACAGCTTTAGCGCGAGCACGTCCGCGAGGTCGCAAGAACAAGTTCGGCTTAAGTTCCATGGTACCAGCAGTTGTCTGAACCTTGTTTACGTCATAACCAACAGTTTGGTTAGCAAGACCGGGAGCAGAACGGAACTGAGGGTAGAATTGGCGAACAAATGAGCTCAAAGAAAGTGGCTCAAGGTGGATTTGATCAGGAGCACCAAAGTTCTCTAGGAGAATAACAGCAAGCTCTTCAATATCGTCTTGAGTAATAACTGCACCGCTTAGCTCACGAACGATTGATTCAAAAGAACCATATCCTTCAAAATCACCAGAACGCTGCTGCTCATCATCATCTCCACGAAGAAGTTGCTGAAGAAGACCGTTCATTTCGATTGAGTTAGCTGGTAGGTCAGCGTTAGAACCAGTTTGAGAACCGTCAGCACCTGTGAAGTGTGCATGTCCCCAGTACATTTCGCGCTCAACGTTCTTAAGAAGATCCATAGTACCTTCTTTAGCTTGTTGTGCAACAACATCACCAACAGTTGTGCGAACAAGTGTCATTTGGTGAGAAACCTTACGTCTCTTACCGAAGAACACAATGCGCTGTCCGTCACGGATGTATTGGCTATCGCTCTCTTGAGGCGCGCCACCTTCTCCGATGTAAGGACGAGCATCGTCGCCATAACTTGTTAAGCGGTTGTACTGCTCAAACAAGTTGTATGCCTTGTCGATCGAGATCGCAGGCCACATCTTTAGGTTTTTCATGTCGAAAGTTACAGACTTTAGTGTAGCTTCTAGACTTTCGGTCTGAATTACACCACCGTAGGTTAGATCAGTAGGACGACCAGCGTACCCGTAACCCGCAGTGATAGCTTTCTGTAAAGATTCTACCTGCTCAGGAGTCACGATGCCTTGCTCGAGCCCCTGCTGAATTTGATTAACAGCTTCGTTAAACATTGTTTTGTGACTCCTTATTGAATGTTATATTTTTCAACGATCTTACTAAGTTCAGCTGGACCACCCAACTCAACGCTAGCAATATCTTCACTGTTCACATTAGTACCAGATTTCTTAAGCTCGAAAAGCTTATTAGCGATTTCGCTCTTGTTTAGAGGCGCAACTTCTTCAGTTGATTTCGCTAGCGGCTGAACATCTTTATAAGATACCGACTTAGATGGCACAGGCGCATCCGCGATTTCTTTAATAAGGTTAGCCATGTCTTCAAACTTATCTTCTAAAGAAGAGAAGCGAGAATCTACGTAAGACTTCATTAGTTCTTCAGAACCTTCTGAATCTTCAGATTTTTCTAATTCTTCTTCAGTTTCTTCACCTAAAGATTTAGCAAGAACTTGCTCAAGCTTCGCCATTGTTGCTTCGATTCGATCTAGTCGATCTTCAGCTGACTTACTTAGATGCTTACCGCCGTTAGGATCCGCAGGTCGGTTAGCGCCTTCGCCTTTCTCACAATCTTCTTCTTTTGCCATAGTTCCCTCTGGCATTCCATCTTCTTCCTTGACTACCTGATGATTTCCAGCATTAGGATCAGCTTCTGAATTCTTTCCTTCAGCTTTATCCATATCCTTCTTCTTCTTTTCCTCATCATCATCATCGTCGTCATCGTCGCCGTCTTCTTCTTTACCTAGTTTGCCATTCTTGTCAGTATCTTTGATACCAGAGCTAGAATCACCAATGCTAACCTCGGAAGCAGAAAAGCGATCAGACTTTTTTAGCTCTTCGATTTCAGCTAAAGACTCGTCAATTAGAGCTTCGAGGCTTTTCATGATATCCTCTTGCATAAGTCGATCTCCTTTTTATTTGAAGTTAACGTTAAATTAAGAACCCATTCCCTTAAGGTGCTCGTGTCCTTCAACACGTGCTAGTTCATCAGTACTGTCCCCATCTTCAACGATTAAATCGTTAGCATAACCTGATAGTTCATGCCACAAAGAAAGTGCTTCAACTGTGTCGAAGATAGCAGCTAAAGTAGTTTCACCAGCTTCACCTTTTACTTTTAGTGCACCTGGATTTGCGATTCCAATTCCCAAGAACGGTGAAGCGCTATCATCAATACCACCCATAGGTGACTGAATCTCTGCATCAACATAAGATACAGTTAGAATATCGCCGCCTGTTTTAGTAAGTTCAACAGTCGAATCAACTCTTTCTGCAGTGTGACCACGTTGCTTCATGTTCCTGACGATCTTGTCTAGGATCTGCTCCTTGTTAGCCATGTAATTTACTCCTTAACATTGTGTTTCGTCAAAATATGTAAATAAATAAAAGCGCAGAACGCATTTATCGCACTGCAAAACTTATCATATCATGGAGTATTACTTAAACAACCTAGGTGTTACCACAGACGTGCCCTAGGTTAAACAGATTATAGGAGGTGTGTTACAGGTTGAACAAGAATTTTCTAACTTGCTCTAATGGCAGACTTTTTTGACAGGCCCTACATTTGACTTGATTTTTTGAGTAAATTTGTTCGTCGCCACAATGCTGACAGACAAAATAGTTGAATCCTCGACCCACATCAAGAGCTTCAGTCTGAAGAACAGCTCCATGTGAACGTGAAGTAGGGGCAGCTGCGCCGCCGTAGCCAGCAGTAAGTGCTTTTTCCATGCGCTTTGGGTCAAAGTGTTTAGACTCAACAGCAGCTGTGCGTACATTCCAATCTTCATCATTAAGTGCTCTTTCCATATGCTCTGGACCAAAGTGTTTAGACTTAACGGCAGCTGTGCGTACATCCTCATTTTCATCATTAAGTGCTCTTTCCATATGCTCTGGACCAAAGTGTTTAGACTCAACAGCAGTTGTGCGTACATCCTCACTTTCATCATTAAGTGCTCTTTCTATATGTTCTGGACCAAAGTGTTCAGACTCAATAGCAGAGTAGCGTACCATATCACTTTTATCATTAAGTGCTTGTTCTATATGTTCTGGACCAAAGTGCTTAGACTGAACGGCAGCCATCCGTACACTCTTATTTTCATCATTAAATGCTTTTTCCATGTGCTCTGGACCAAAGTGTTTAGACTTAACGGCAGCCATCCGTGCACTCCAATCTTCATCATTAAGTGCTCTTTCCATATGCTCTGGACCAAAGTGTTTAGACTTAACGGCAGCACGGCGTACACCTTCATTTTCATCATTAAGTGCTTGTTCTATATGTTCTGGACCAAAGCGCTTAGATTCAACGGCAGCACGGCGCACACTCCAATCTTCATCATTAAACGCTTTTTCCATGTGCTCTGGACCAAAGTGTTTAGACTCAATAGCAGCTGTGCGTACACCTTTATTTTTATCATTAAGTGCTCTTTCCATGTGCTCTGGACCAAAGCGTTTAGACTGAACGGCAGCACGGCGCACATTCCAATCTTCATCATTAAATGCTTTTTCCATGTGCTCTGGACCAAAGTGTTTAGACTTAACGGCTATTTCTCTCTGTCCAATAGAATTATTATCTAAAATATGATGTATATGTTCTGGTTTAATGTGATTGTCGAAATCATTAAACTTCAACATCGGTGATAAATCGCTATTACTTATATTGGGGTCAATTAAAGCTGAATTTATATTTTCATGCTTATCTAGGTATTCCGCCAACCTTTCTACGTCATCATTGTGGTTAGCGATCGCGTCTCCATGCCTATTAGATTCTCCACTATAATGATCAAACCTATTAAGGGGGTCTATATCTGGCTTCTTATTTAGTAGTCTTTTCTGCTTATCCTCGGGCAAATCTTTAAGACTAAAATTACTATCTGCTCTATATCCGCCACCCATTAATGCTTTTACGTGGTCGCTCTCTAATAATGGGATAATATGCTTATGGTATCTTTCTGCTGGTTTTTCATTACCGCGACCTTTCATCTCACCTAAATCGCCATTATTGTTTATGAAAGTAAGATGTGGTTCATGATATGTTTTATCGCCAACCTTCTTTTCTTTACGTAGGGAGAGAATATCATCGCCTTCTTCTTCAGATTCCGCATTTCCACAATGCCCCATTGCTTTAGCTTCTTTAGGGCAACTCCCTTTACCTAAGGAATACCACGCGTATCCGTCACCTGTGTCCATTAGCTTCTTACCATCAGGTTCTACAAGTTGTGGATTATCTGCAGCTCGTTTTTCTGCCACATCATTAGCTTGATGTAGCATATCCATGCCAGTATCGAAGTCATGCCCTCTACCTAAACGTAAATTCTGCAACTCTTTATGTTGATCCTTTACAGCACCAATATGCTCTAATTTTTCACGATTTTCGTCATTAAAGATAGAAGGATCTTTCTTATAGGAGCGCGCAAACCACAAGGCTAGATCGTCACGATTAAGATGTTTAGAAACCCAATCAGTAACATCTTTATTCCCCGTCATCTGCGCTATTTGCTTTTTTGAGGCTTTCTCTAATGCCTCCATATTGTATTCAGCAGTAAGTGCTTTAATTAGCTGATTTATATTGTGAAGATTATTGATTAACTTTTGTCTAGCAGCCTTTTTAATTAGCTCTTCTGCTTCGTATTCCGGTAGAGCTTTCTCTAACCCAACCTGTCTAGCTAGATTATTGATCTCTCTAAAGTTGTCGATAATTGTGGATGCCTGGACATGGCGAGTGATCTTTCTGAAAGAAGGCACATCTGTCTTAACAAGGTGCTCTACAGACTTAATAAGCCTTCTATCCTCTTCCCAGGTGTTATTAGACTTATTAAGACTAAGTGGCTCTACTAAAGTAGCTTGATTAGCAGGAGTAAACGTGAGGGCTACTGAGTGTATCTTCGTGCGAGCAAGTAGGTTGTTATCCTTTATTCCTCTAGCTACTACACCGCCTTCTACTGATGCTTTAATTTTTAGGGGGACATCTGATTTATGAATGTTTCTTAGGATTGCTGCGGCGGCTTTTGCATTAGGGTGCTCTTCGTCATCGTAGAGGAAGCCTTTGCAATATATAAATGGTGCTTTTACCTTTTCCCAGTAATATCTGTGACGATCGTCTTCGCAATCATCTTTACTAAAGATCTTCTTCGCACCAGTTACTCTACCGACACAATTATAAAAGCCTTTACCGTGGTTGTCATTGAAGCGTCCACGTCCAGCCTCTAAATCACTAATATCAGCACCCTCAACTGACAACATCTCACCTTGAGTGTCGCGCAGCTGTGATCCTGCTATCATATCTATTTCAAGTGGTTTTTTAGACATATTACAACCTTACTTAGTATACGGTTTACTATATACATTATACTATGCAAGTGGGTTGTAATACGATGTTAGACTACTGCTCCATACCATCCAGATCAACCATGACACCGTCAGAATCGTGTAAATCATCAATTTCTTTGAACATTTCTGACTCACGTATCTTGGCAAGGGCAGTCTTTTCGACTTTGTTCACTGTTTCTTGCGAGATGTTGTTAAAGTGGGCTATCTCTATAGAGGAGAAATTTCTTGATTCAGGCATGTGGTCGGCGACCATTTTGAAAAAGCAATAATTGGCCATTTGGTGGTTTACACCCCACGGACATCCTGGAAGTTTTGCCTCTTCTTCTTCGGTAAGCTCTCTATCAGAATGACGTAAAGCTTTCAACCTCTGAACAGCTAGAGGACACCACGATTCAGGAAGACAGTCTAATTTTCTAGGACATCTACTATCCATCTTTTTGTCTTTAGTCAAAATGATCACCTATACCTTAGCTACTTACAGATTCTTCTACGACTTCTTCTTCTTTCTTCTCACGAACACCTAGTACAGTAACTGTGTGCTTAATGCCATCGACATCGGCTTCAAACTTATCTCCAACCTTCTTACCTAAGAAGTCTTCTTTCATTTGAGGGAATCCGATATCTGATAGAGCTTGCTTAGAGCGAAGGAACCCTTTGCCTTCTTCGGCTTCAGTGGTAAAGATTACAATACTATCTTCTCCAATCTCAGTCCCAACCTCTAGATTGTTCTCTTCGTCGTCTTTAGTTGAGAACTCCTCAAAGTCAGCAATCTGCAATGCCTCTGTTTTTGCATTTAGGTCGTCTAGAGATAGGCCAGTTAATTCTTGAAAGGCTTTCAAACGATACTGGATATCTCGCTGACGTGAAGCAAGCTCACTAAGATCTTGCTGTAGGTTTTGCAAGCTTCGTCCAGTTTGTTGCATCAACATCTGTGTTAAACGTGTAGCATTTTGTAGCTGTTGCACGTTATTTTCAAGTACGCTATGTCTTTCGCCTTTTGTCATGTTCTTACGTCGAGTCATCTTATCTCCTATTTCTTTGGTAAATCTCTTTTATTTGAATTTTGATACTGCAGTTCAAATTTGCGAAATACGCGACTTGTAATAGCACGAGAGGCATACAGTCCACAAATCTTACTCCACCACGTGTCTAAATCTTTTTTCATTTTTTATGCTCCAATTTACTTTTGAATTGTCTACACAGTACTTTAAGTATTTCTACCTCTTCTGAATTCAACATTGAGTTATTGGGTGTACCCATTAACTCAGACAACCTACCGTTAAGGAAGATTCTGACTTCGTCTTCAATGCTTTCGTAGATATCGCCGTTACCCTTAATAATTTTCTTACCTAAAACCTTAGATATAGCGTTAGCTTTCTCTAATCTCAGCTGTGCTTCAGTTTTATTATTCGAGATATCTTTGTCCTTATCCACAGTTCCACTATCATTAACGACAGATTCACTATCTCTTTTTTTGACAACTGACTCTTCTTTGACTTCTTGCTCAAGAGTATTATCTTCCCCCTTATCTCCTGCATACTTCTCATCAAAGTCTCCCAGTGTACGTGGAATAAAGCCAGAAGAGTGAGCTAACTGACTATACAAATTATTTGCTAAATTAAATTGACGCCTATTTAGTGGTTCATTATTCTCTACACATCTTTGCCAATGACTATCGATATTAGGGTCTATCATTAAGATTTTGGATGCTGTATTCCTTATCTCGTAGTCCTTAATGATCTCAAAGTCTTCATCAGATAGGCAAGGATTACGACCGTAAATATGTGGCCATACTTTTTCACCAAACCATGTGCGATCCCAGAATACATTTTTACCATCGTGCTCCATTAGCATTTCCATAATCTCATCTAAGTATGATGGCCCAACATAATACTCATCTTGATATTTCTTATCTGGAGCTGACAGGTGAACTATTTCATAGCCCTTTTTACGGTATATTTCAGCGACGGTTGTTTTTCCAGTTTTATCGATGCCTTCGCATAAGATCCAACCCATTTAATGCCTCATGAAGTTATTAAAAAACCTACGTAGATTTTGCCTACGTAGGTTATACCGATCAAATCGATATGTTTAGTATCACTATTCGTCAGCTTCCGGTGAGTTTATTGGGTTCTGAATAGATCTTCCACTGATATTTAATGGCTCAGATGCGGCACCAACATCTTTAGCATTATCTTTTAAACTTTGACCAGATTCTACTGCTGCATGTGCTGCATTAGATTTGCGAGTATCCATCTCTGAATCATGCTGCTCTTGCTCTCTTTGATTCTGTTGTTCGGCTTGTTCTTGCTCTGCCTTCATCTGGTCAGCTTGCATCTTATCTTGTTTTCTAGTTCTGTCCATTGTCATAAGTAGCTGGTTCCAGCCCATGAATCCAGGATCTGACGGGATATATGCTAGCTCACGTCTTTCAGATGCACCCTCATCTTTAAAGAAGAACTCTCTGATCTCGCCTCTAGTCATATTCTTTTCCACTATCTCCCAGAAAGTAGCATTAAGCGGAATTTCACACGCTGGATGCTCGATCTTTTCTTTTCCAGCTGATCTAAGTAGATCATTCATGGTGGAGTATATAGACATCTCAGCCTGTAGCAGTGCCACATTTGTCTGCGGTGTCTCATCTGTGTATCCAAAAAACTTGAACATGTATTTTTCAGCCAGCTTAGGATCAATGGCTGGGATTACGCTGTTATTATAGAAGTCTTCAAACATCATCAAAAGCGGATATAAGCCACGCTCTCTTGAGTAGTTGATCTTGTACTCATTATTTGCTTGTTGCGATGGGGCTTTACCAGTACCGCTGACTAGATAATCTAAGCCAAGCTCCATAGGATCGATTTGAAACTGAGAACAGATCGCTCGCATGATGTGGTTATTATAGTTCAAGTATTCCATCTCTTTAGCAGATCCTGCTAGTGGAACCCACTGTACATCGTCTAGACCCGCAATTATAGGAGTTCTCCATGCGTTCTGAGTGCCAGAGATAGTGTTATAGAACTGTCGTCTAAAACCTGTCAGTTGTGCCTGTGTTACTGTACCTTTTAAGTGTAAGACACCTTTAGCTGCATAACCATGTGTAAAAAAGTTAGCATTATAGTTTTCAATATTGAGATGATTTGTCACGTTGATGATTGCTAACTCTAATGGCGAATAACAGTATCCACTAGAATCTGAAAAGTTCTGCGGATTAAACAACTGCCATATCATGTCCTCATCACCAAAGGCAGCTAATACTCTATTGTCATAAGACATCTGAACGTACTTATAGTACTCTACGTTATTATCTGGCCTCTCATGATCTGCCGCTGGATCACGAGAATTCTTCATGCGATACTCAAATGCTTTACGGGCGCCCTCTAACTCTTTCTGAATAACCTTATTGCTGGTCTGCCTATTTATAAGATAGGTTGATTCTGCAGGAATAGGACGAAGTCTGTGTAGTGCCCCTCTTCTTGTTAAGATTTTCTCAACAGCGATGTGACCAAAGGTAAGTGCATCTCGCGTCAGTAGTTTTAAAAACTCACCGAGTAGCATTGCATCACCTGGTGGTGTTTTTTCTTTACGACCGCAGTTATAGATAAAGTCTGTAAGGTTAGCTATCTCTTCTTTTTCTTCTTTTGTAAGATTATCGCTATCGTCTTTCTTTATTATCTTGAAGCCCATATCAAACTGCTTCATCTGTGGCCTAGAAAACATCATTAATGTGTCGCATCGAGCTTGGATAATAGCGGAAGTAACCCAATCTCTAACAGATGTATCTTTAAGAGTCTTATTAGATATACGTGACATCTTACTCTTAAAGATAAAGTGTTGTTGCACTTGATCGAAAAACGGATCGTCAATGATTGCTTTTCTGCCAATTGCTGAAGCATTACTATTTTGTTGTGTAACTTCAGGCACAGCGTCAGCATTAGGTGTAATACCATCTGCTTTCATTAGATCATTCACTTCACCTTGAAGTGATTCCCTTATGCCTTTTGTTAGGTCATCCCAAAAACCCATATTATTAACCTTTCAGTTTATAGCTCTTAAAGATTCTACTTTATATAAATCGCATTATGTTTAAAAAGTCCAAAGAAAAGAACCCTCACCATTAATATCGTCATCATCATCATCTAATAAAGATGAATTACTTAACTTACCTAATTTAGAAGTATCTACTTCAGTATTTACTTTTAAGCCTTTTTGTTTAGCAAACTGCTCAACATCTGGCATCTGCATAAAATTACCGCTACTATCAACAACACTTGCTTCATTAAGTCCACTATCGTTAGCAGTAACGAATGTGGATTTTGAGAAAAGCTCATACATTGCATAACGTAAAGCATCAAGCCAGTGATCATGCTCTTTTGCTGGATCTTCTGTTATCTCACCAGCTGCGTCAACCTTATAGTGATAAAGTTGAAATTCTTGGATAATAGGTTGACACGTCTCTTCAGCGAAGTACATCTTTGGCACAGGTGAACTCAAGCTTCTTAACCATTTCTTTACCACCTGTATACCGCCAGGAGTATCTTTCGTCTGCTTACTTGGGCACGGTAATCCTTCTTGCCTCATGGTAACACCGTCACCTGGGTTTGCCATATCAGGGAAGTACAGCTGGCATCTGTACATATGATGCCACTTACTCTTTATAGTCTGCACCCAAGTAGGATTGTTCATGTAGGTCATGCCTTCGCATCTAACTACATATATATTTTCCCTATTATCAACAAAGAAGTATACAACTGTACTAGGGTTAGACCAACCCCAGTCAATCCCTGCATAGCAAGATAGTTGCATCTGATGACATTTCTTAACAAAATCATCGTGCGTGCATTCACCCGGAAACTCCTGATTTGTGAGTATCTTCCACATCTCGTTCCAGTTTTTCACATGCTTTCTCTCATCGAACTCTTTGTATATTATCCCCTCGATCGACGGTTTTAAGTTAAATAGCTGTGATATCGCCCAATCTGGACCATTTTCCATAGCTTTTTTAATAGGGTCTGATATAGGTTTAAGCATATCAGATTTACTTTTTTGGTTTTTAGCATCACCAAGACATAATGCTGCAATTGGGCACTTTAAACACTTTTCACCTGGAAATTCATTCTCAAAAAACTCAATTTTCTTTTGAGATGACTTCCTCTCAAACTCTTTCTCAGTTATCACAATCATATCTTCTTGCTGAACATAGCCTTTTGTTGGCTTTGTACCAGAACGATCATCTGGACATCTTGCAGTAAATTCTAAAGCTGTCCAATACTTAACGGTACGTCCAGCTGTCTCAGCATCCTCGATTTGCCTATTCATCAAACCGTATCGGGATTTCCTTGTTGATATACCTACTCTAAGAGCTCGTTTGCCGCCCCTGGAGTCAAGCATACCCGAGATATCTTTAAATGCCTTTAAACCTTCACCGCTTACGGTGTCAATCTCATCGACAACCACTAAGGGTACGTGAGGACCGTTGACTGCTTTTAGTGTACATGGCAAGACTTCTAGAGATGTTTTAACTCTGGCCCTTGTGCTTCTATCAATCAGATTAAAAGACGACTTTTCCATATTGAGTTTTTCTAAAAACTTCTTACCACTCTTATCTTGAAACTCTAATACCGGCCTTACTTTATCGCTGAGCATAAAGGACATCTGATAGTCGTAGCACCGTTTTGCCTGCGATAATATGGCACCAACATGTACGACGTCTCTCTGATCATGAAGTATGACTAAAAGCTCTGCGATTGCAACTCCTAAAGTCTTTCCACTACCCCTACTAGCAACATATAATAGTTCGTCAACCATATCTGGGTTGTTCTTATTAACGCAGATGTCGTATATACTCCATATAGAGTCTAACGGATTAGTGTCTGCGTATCTGGATACCGTGTGGTCTGGTATATCAAGACGTAGATGATACTTAATCCAATTCTTAAGCTCTTGCTTCGTTTTACATGGTGTAAACAAAGCCTTTATTTGCTTATTCATTGAGTTACCAGACTTTGATGACATTACTCAACCTCACCAGCAATGAGTGTAGCTATATCATCATCGTCATCTTTTTTATTAGGTAAATGCTTATCTGCGTTCTTTGGGTCAAGCGTCTCAAACATTGCTGACGTTCTTTGGCTTCTGCTACCAGTAGCACCAGCAACCAACTTGCTCAATGTCTCAACAACGTCTTTATATTCTTTAATGCTTTGTATTCTTACGTTAGGTTTTGGGTTATTGTCGGGATCTAGTACGAATTTTCTCATCTCCTCCATGTGCTCTGCATTTGCAACAGATAGCATAGTAGTTAGAAAGTCTGTCTGCTCTATTACGGATTTAACGACTTTAGATTGTACGCGGTCACGTAGAGATCCTAGCATCTTTTCCCTATCGTGTGCCCATCCCTTAAGTGCTGCTGTAAGAATGATTTGGTCTACAGGGTACTGAGGAAACTGCTGATGGATTTCGTAGAAGCTACAACCAACTAGATAAACCTCATAAAGCTTCATAGATTCGCTATCAGATATAGCACCTGCTGTTTTGTGCTTTCTTAGATACTTCTCGCCCCTCTTTATCTCTTCAACAGTAAGTCCAAATTTCTCTTCATCTGTAAAGTATCGTTTAAGAGCCACAGTGCCTCCCGTAGTTATTTACTATAGTTAAGTAGGTGCTAGTCTAGCGTATTTTTCTTACGTATTGACGACATAGTCTCCAATACAGCTACTCTACTTATACTTAGAGCTACGCTAATCTTACCTATATTATAACCTAGACATAGTAAATAAAGTACGTGAGATTCTAAATTGTTCATTTTATTAAGTAAAAAATCTGGTGGGCACACTATAGGAAAGCGTCCCTGTGTATCGCATGTGATTAATATCTGAAGGATTTTTGAAGAAAGGCGGGTAGGATGAGTACCCTCGAGGTAGGATACCCATAAGTCTTGTCTTAAATCTTCATCTGTTGTCAGCGAGTTGATTATCTCCTCTACTGAGCTTTTCTTGTTGTTCATATCCATCTTCGTATGTCTTAATGTCTACCACTTTCACCTTTGAAGTCCATGTTGGGCCACAATAATCTCTTATAAAAATACTAACTACTTGAGCAAAATTAAGGTTTCCCTCAGTTTTTAGCATCTTTTTCAATTTCCAAAGACTCCATAGACTATTGCTATTAGATAGCTTGTTAAATTTACTGATTTTCTTAAGAAGCTTTTTAGGTGCATACAGCGTATATTCCACCATTTTCTTCTCTATATCTACAGATAGTTCTACAGCTTCTATAGACTTATGCAAAATAGCACCAAATAAATAAATCTGATCTTTGTGCATATCATTCATGAAACCATTTTCGATCAACCATCTTTGGTGATCTCTTACGTCATTTACATTTAGCAAACTTTGCTTTTCATCTGACATAATGAATCCTTATATATACTACCATGTGTAGTAAGTTAAACACTTGACTTTATTGCAGTATTGATTACTTTGTGTGCTTTTGATTTTAACATATCTTTACTTAAGGCACCATCGTAAACCTTATCGATATATTCATCAACTGAATCATAAATACTACTTGTAGACAATGATGCCCTATCGACCTTATTAGATGTTGTAAATTCAGGTCGCAACCTTATCTTATATTTTTTCTGAAGACTCAACCAGTTATCGGATTTTGTATACTCTATAATCTCTGGCTTAGGTCCTGTAACTTTCAGAATCCAATGGTCATGCTCGTTGACACTGCTACACACATCGTCGTGCATGTTGAGTACAGAAAAATCACTCGCTAAATTATAAGTGAGTGTTTTATATTTAGGGAAAGGAGATTCAATGAACTTGAATTCATAAGTATCAGTATCAAATAAGTCTAATCCCTTAACCTGATCTGCATCAGACATGCTATCATGAACAGGTGTACCAGGGTAGTGGACTTTGCCAAACTGCTGTCTCATATGTACATGCCCAGATATTATAAGTTCTGCAGAGACTTTATCCGCATCAACACCTGCGTCTGGTCTATGAAATCCATAGTCAGCGCCAATAAACGTTTGATGAGCAATGCATATAGGATTTGTGGTGGTTGGGAATGAATCCAGATCATATTGATAAGGGACAAAAGTTATGTCACCTACGTTCATAACCTCATCTACAACTATGAAATTCTCAATATCAAACGATTGCAGTGCGTGATATCTTGCATCGTTAGGCTTAAACATGTCATGATTACCTAGAACATAGTAATACTTATTAACATGTTTAAGGCATTGCTCTACATGATCTTTAAACTCAGACAACAGTTCTGATCTCAGCACTGCGTGGTTGTGAAATGTGTCGCCAAGATTTACGATCACATCAGGTTTAACAGAAGAAGCTACTTGGTGTATCCAACCAAGTAGCTCCATACTTTGTGTGAATTTGGAGATCTGCAAGTGCATATCTCCTATGAGTAAACATTTCATTCGCCATCCATTAGCTTATCTATGTCAGCTTCATATTCTGGAACAAGATCTTGATTTCTTTTCGCTAAGACCTGAGGATCGGTGACCGCATAGCAGAGATCCATGATCCTGTTCCACTCCGAACTATTATTCTTTAACCATTCCCTCATGGCACTCTCACCTCTGATAGGATCATAGCCATCTATCTGATACATTACAGGGCTAGGCTTCTCAATCACACCCAATGATTTAGCTAGGTCGAAGATTTCGTCATGTATGTTGATAATCCCTCCAGTGTAAGATAAAGAGAATTGCGCCGCTCTAAAAGGAGCACCGACTCGATTCTTTTTACCTCTGACTCTGACAATATGCCCAACTTGCATAGCACCACCGTAAATGTTTTTACCTTCTTCAATCCGACCAGCTTTTGTGTCAATTCTCGTTACCTCTAACATATAATCAGCAAAGTGCTTTAATGCTCTACCATCTGGAATCTTGTACGGATTTGACATCTTCTTGTACTCATCCATTTCTTCATAAACCTGCTGTACAAGAATAGTGGTTATGCAATTTTCTCTAATGACAGGTAGGATAAGTTTGAGAGCGGGACCTAAATAAGAAGCGCCGCCACCACCCATTGTTTGGTCTGTTGTTTTCTTTTTCTGATCTTTAGGATACAGTATTGACTTTACAGAATCTATTGCAATGCCGATAATAGGTGCACCATCTTGCAGTGCCTCATTCATGTCGCCAGCAATATAATCAAATATCTCAACTGGATTATTACTTTGACGAACAATAAGGCGACTAGCGATAGATTCATTACCCTCACATAGCTTAAGCCACCAATCCTTATTAAAGGAGTACTCAGCATCGAACAATATACAAATGCCATCAGGCTCATCTGTCAACAATTGTTTTAGCGTTAACTGCATAAGCAGCGACTTACCTCCTGATTCTGGACCGAAAAAGATCAACGACTTGCCTCGTGTAATGCCGCCATTACCAACAACCCAATTCATAGAGGGTGAAGGTAATTTAACTATCTTCTCCGTAGGTGATGGCATCTCTAATGCAATCTTACCCACATCTTTTGTCAGTTTAGACATCCAATTTGCCATTTTTTCCTCATAAGCCTTCGTTAGGAGAGTTGTTGTAATCGCTTGAATAAGCGATTTTTTTCACATCATCGTGCGCCATTCTAAACTCTTGTAACTTGTTTTTAAGAAAGACAACCATGGCCTCTGTTTGACCTCTGAGATCCACGGCCTCCATTACGTCTACATCTTGCGGAACATACATCTTTTTAGCATCAGACGATTCTCTGACACCTTTCTCTTTTAAGAATTCTGGAGCTTTATCGAAATAAGCAATAGACTCAGCCTGCTTTAAGCGGGCGTGAGCCTTAGAATCCTGACGAACTGCATTAGCTAGCAAGTCCGTAGTGATATCAATTGCTATTACAAAGTCACGTAACAATAAGGGTGCGTTTATTGTATTTGCACCCTTAGGTATATCTTTGATTTTTTCAGATAGCTCGATAATCTTTTTGAATTGTGAACTATCTTGGAGCCTCATATTAGTCCTCCAAGATACTGTCAGCAAACGCCATCAGATCATCCATGTCACCGCCTTTTGCTGGCTTAGAGGCAACTACCTCATCTTCATCTTCATCATCGTCGTCGAACTGAGTAACGATCTTCTTAGAAGCTTTCTTAACAGGTATCACAGTTTCTTCTTCAACCTCATCCTCAACAGCTTGAACAACGCTACCTGATTTTCCTAAGCTTAATGCCTCTTCGTATCCAGGGAGGATAGCTTCTGGAATCTCTTTCGCGAAGAGTGATAGATTATACATAAGAATTTCGCGCAGATCATCGTAGCTTTTTTGACGATAGATTGCAAACAGATCGTAACCTAAATCATCAAAGTTCTCAGATACTGCTTCTGGTAACGGTGAACGATCAACAGTTAATGTTACCTCACCAGTCTCTTTATCTTTACGCTTGACGTTATTAAACTCAACAGAGTAGGTGGTATTCTTACCTTCACCTTCACGTAAGATGTTCATCCACACCCCTGAATCTTCTCGCAGATTACTATTTAGTGACGTAGGATCTTGGTTGTAGTCTGTGATATACTCTTTGAATCGCTTTGTCATTTGCTTGTGAGCAGTAGTCTTGAGCTCCAAGATGCCAACATTACCAGACTTATCACACGCGTTATACGCATAGCTGTAACTAAGACGAGTGTTCCATTGAACCTCGTTAAGTCCTTTCAGCTTATCTTTAATCTTTGCATCTGACCAGCCTTTTGCCTTCATCTTGCCTTTTAAGGTCTCGATGTGGTCTTTTAGAGCTGTAGAGTACTCATGAATTGGGCAATCTTTGTCTCCAATTGAGAACGGTGAAGAAAATGGTGTTTTCTTATTCGTCTCAGGGTTAATTAACCATGCAACCGCCCATCGCTTAAACGGGTAGTTGTTATGAGTATCAACATCGCCAAATGGAGGTAGGATACGATAGATGTTCGATCCTTGCTCTACCCTGTGACGCTTGTACTCTCTTGATGTCCGAAGTGAATCTTGATTGATTGTAATATTGCCCATTGTTTCTCCTTTACCTATTTAGGCATTTAATTTCATGGATATATTATACATTCGCATTTGATGTTGTAGTTTCTTTCTTTTTACCAATTGGTTTACCAATTATTTTTTTGCTTTTTTTACCAAGATACACATCTACCTCTTTCTCCTTGATCTCATCGATACCGTTACTAGTGAAAGATCCAGTCTGTAGGTGATCGCCTAGAAAGTAGATCAACTTTGTACCAAATGGTCGCTTTTTAAGATAATAGTCAACGTACAGATTAATTAGGTTAGGATTCTGGTTATTGATGGCGCGCATCACTATATCATGGACCCCATCAATCGAATTGAATGGGATACCCTTGAATTGACTGACATTAAAATCAGTAAGCGCATTAAAGTTAATGTCTGCATACTTAAGTCCAATAGTGCCCAATATCTCGCGCAGATAATGCGGTGTCATTAAGCTAGATTTAGGCTTCTTTTTATCGCACTCTAAGATCTCTGCGTAGAAGTTAGGTGCCTCTATAACACAGCAGTCTTTATCTAATTCTTTAGGTGCTTCTTTTACTCTTACGAACTTTGCCATACTTACCTCATGAAATTCTTTCAATACTCGTTAACTCTAGTGAGACTGGTGTCTTCCACCCTTCTTTCAATTTTCCTTTAACATATATAACACTATTTACTGGAAATCTCAAGGCTTCTTTTCTATCCCACATTACTGATTCAATATCGTTATACCCATCAGATAGTTCGACTTTTAACATGGAGTATGGTCTTTTACTCTTACGTGATACTCCACTCTTAGTATTTGAACCATTAAACAGCATGAAAAGACCAACCTCTTTAGAGTAATCTTTTTCAAGTAAGCCAGCTGCCACATTGATGTTTCTAATGATTGGTACCTCACCATCAAAGAAAGGTATATTCTTACTCTTTGTAACGGTTAACCCATCTTTATTAGATAAGATGAAGTTTCTTATTGCTTCATCGGTTAGTAGGGTCTTATTGAAACACTTATTAGTATCTCTTTCCATGAGGAATAGGTTGACCGGGTCTGGATTAAATAGAGTTTCATTGAACTTGTTGCATTTTCGCTTTTTACGATAGTACTCCATGAGCTCTAACTTAGCAGTATGGTAATCAACATCCTTACGCATGAAGCAGTCTACAGCTCTTCCCTTTATGAGTGCCTCAAAATGCCCCTTATTTACTTTTGAATGTATGACCTTTTCAAGGTAGTCATCGATATCAGTAAATGGGCCTTTCTTAACCAGTTCGTTAATACTTGCAGCACCTACCCTTTTTAAAGTTGATAATGGGGCAAGTATCTTATCACCCAATATCTCGAAGTTCTTGGTCGGCTTTGCAAGAGATGGGGGAAGGATGAGATCGCCTAGTAATGACACGTAGTGCCTAATCTTAGTCTCTTTGTCTGTGTTGTTTAGTTCTGAAACCCACCACTCTAGTTTATAGTGATGCTTTAAGTACATAGTAATATAACCTAGTTCTGCATAACAGCGAGAGTGAGATCTGTTGAAGGAGTATCGCGCAAACGCTTGAATCATGTCACAGACAACTTGCTGCTGTTCTGGTGTCCATCCGCGAGGTGTAGTGTTCTGGCGAATCTTCTCAAACGCCTCCATCATCACGTCTTGCTTCTTCTTAGCGATAGCACCACGTATACGATCTGACTCTTCAAGTGTGTAGCCACCGTAGTCAACCAAGAATTTCATAACCTCTTCCTGATAGACAAATACACCGTTAGATGTGCACGTGGCTAGATCTGGATGTAAATATGAAAGTTTTCGTTCCTTATTCCTGACATCCATATAATATTGCGCAGCTGATACATTGTCATCTAGCGATATCTCGTCATTAACAAAGGGAGCATCTAGTGCACCAGGTCGACATAAGGCTGTCATTGCAGACAAGTGCTCTCTCTGAGTAGGAGCGAATTGCTGTATGTAGCCTTTAATTAGCGACGTATTAAACTGAAACGATGAATCAGTTTTCTTATTGTAAAAATCAGTGTAAACAGATGAATCTTCTGGCAAACGATAGATCAACGCAGTACCAAACTCATCTTCTTCTAGTAAGTCTATTCCATGGCGCTCTTTTACTAGATCAATACAGTCAGAAACCGCCTGGATCGTAGTTACACCGAGAATATCAGCCTTAACTAGATTATTCCTCTCTACCATAGAAGCTTCATATTGTGTTACAAGTATGTTCTTGCCGATATGTTTATCATGCATTCTAAGAGTGGGGGTTCTAGATCTTGATAGGTCTAATGTTGATACAACGAATGCGGATGCATGTCTAGACCAGCCTCTAACAATGCCGATAAGGCGCTTAACCATATTCTCAACCTGAGAATACTGCTCAAAGAACAATCTAAGCTCCGGTATGGTCTCAATTGCACCGGGTGTATATTCACCCTCTCTATTAGTGAAACCATACAAGAAATCGTACTCTTCAACGCCCTGTGGGGAGTCTGGAATTAGGTCACAGACACTCTTTACAACAGGATCATTACGGTTCTTACCATATAGTGCCCACATAGCATCTTTTATCGCGTTCTTTGTCTTCATCTTAGAGAACGTACATATCTGAGCAAAACCATCACCATATTTCTTATCTAAGTATTTCAATATGCCTATTCGGTTACCGAAGTCACAATCAATATCGGGGAATGAACCCGCTGCAATACGAGCATGAGATAAGAAACGTTCAAATGGTAAGTCTGCACTTACAGGATCGATATGTATGATTTTAAGATAGTAAGAGATTAGGCACCCACCAGCAGAACCACGACCAATATTCTGTAAGATTCCTTGGGAACGTGCATAAGAGCATATATCTTCATAAAGTAAGAAGTACGGTATGAAGTTGATAACATCATTTTTCATGATGACATCGATTTCTTTTTTGAATCGATCTATATAAACTTTATCATCTCGCCATCGACCGTGCTTTTTGCAGAGCTCTACAAGATAATAGTATGTCTGCTTATCATAATCATCAGTTTTAGCCTTAATGTGAGCAGGTATATCAATCTCTGGCATGTGATAATCATACTCAATATTGATTTGTTTAGCCTGCTCTACAATTTGTAGTGTGTTATTAGACCAGCTATTGAATATGTCTAAGTTTAGCCTATCGCCTAGATGAGACTTAAGTATTGTGTATATGTCTCTACCAGTCTTCGCATGATACGACTCACTGTAACACTTGCCACTAGTGTGTGAGTTTCTCATAATTACGTCTTGAAGAAGCTTATCCTCTGACTGAATAAAGCTTGCTCCACATGACGGTATACACTTTACCCTATATTTGTCAGCCATATCTAGCATAAAATTATTATATGCTTTCGCTAAATTACCATCTATTATTACTTTGTTTTTTGTAATTCTTTGGAAACCTCGTTTAGGACTATAAGAATAGTGGATGTCGGCTGCAACGAATTCAATAAGTAGGCTTTGTTGTCCAAATATGTCGTAAAGCTCACAAAATCCAGCTTGTGCAGAGTCCAAGTCACCCTCTCTAATGAATTTCGCAATTGCTGTATTCGTTTCGCCCCCTGTGGAGAAGATAACTCCCTCTGTAAGCTCTTTGGTAAATGATTCTCTTCGCAGTATTGGCCTATTAATTCCATCAATCTCCAGTGCATTCTCGTATCCTATAGATGATAGGTGCATTAAGTTATAGTAACCCTGTGTAGATGTTGCCCATGCATTTATGGCAAACAATTCATCTTCTTCAATCATATATAGTCCAACACCGGGCACACGAGTGATATCTGAATAAACACCTCTCATCTTAAACAGTGAAATACCAGAACCATGATCAGCAATTCCAAATCCAGGTATTTTGTTTTGTTTACACCACTCATCCCACTCTTCAACAGTAGGAACTGATTCTGACATGTCATACATTGAGTGTAGATGTAGCTGGGCTGGTTCTATTAGATGTGATAGATCTTCGTTCTTTACTTCATGTTTAGCTATTGTATGATTAAGATCTTCGCCTAGAAGAGTACCTACATGTTTATCTACTTCAATAGTTGCTTGAATATCCGATAAAGCGTCATGCGCCTTGATCTTAACACCCCAATGATTAGCGAGCACTTCTAGCTTCATACTCTTAGTGCCGATCATTGACTTTACTTCTTTAGCACGCAAAAAAGTGTCGTGTATCTGAAGATCAAATATACGGAAGAAATCTTTAGGACGACCACACTTATTGAACAGCGCAGATAAGAACTGTCGATCGAAATTTACATTGAAACCAGAGATAATAAACTTAGTATTGAAGGAGTCAAGGTAGTTGATAAACTTTTCAAGAAGCTCTTCTTGCGTCTGGAAAGTCTTCATTCTATCTATAGTAATACCGTGTACTTTAATAGCCTCTTCTTGGATAGCATCCCAGTTCTTTGGTTGGCAGAACTCATTAAATGGTTCCATCTCTGTACCGTTTATCGCTGGGATACAAGATACCTGAACGACATCGTGTTTATCAGAATACAGACCAGTTGTCTCTGTATCGATCCATAAAAAATCCATGTAAACCTCCTAGATATAAAAGGTTATACGAATTTTCTTATTAAATTAGTCCATGTTTCTTATTTGCAGAGTGGTACTCATCACGAGTTTTGGTGTCTGCGTACTGAAATTTATGAGGATCTACTACGACCTCATGTTCATCGTATAGGTTTGCGCTGAAGTCATCTGACTTTAGCAACCACTACCCATTCTCATGTATCGGCCTAGAATGTGAAGTTAAGATTGACCCTAGTAGATACCGTATCAGATGTGTTTAAAGACACAGACACTTCATTTGCCATGATATCTTGCTCGTATAGTCCTTGCTGAACTCCAGATCTATAAGCATCCCACAAGCAACCTTCCAATCTTAGATCGTCTGGCTGAAATGTGGTAGCAAATGTAAGTGTAAACGTTTTCACACCCTTATCTGCCTGAGCTACAATTTGAGTTGATATATCGGCGATGTTGTCTGTAATAATAAAGTCATAGCCTGCGGTTCTTGCAGCTGCAAGCTTTACATCTAAAGCGCCTGTGTAGTCTGTTCTAAGTGACATTTTATTCCCCTAACTTAATAAGATAGCGTAAATATTATATCACTTAATTTCACTAGACACTAGAACTTGCTCTTCTTGAGGGACTGGTTTCGATTCTTGTTCAGGAGCAGCCTGGTATCCTGCGTAGAATCCTAGACTGAATACGAAAGCAAATACAATTTCAAGACCCATAGCTAACTCCTTAACACGTTGATTTTACACGCTTGCAAACTCGTTTACATCACCTTCTTGGATCTCTTCGATCTTAGCAAGTAAGTAATCAATCTTGGCACGCTCATACTTGATGGCGTTGTTGTAGCCTGATTCTAGATCTTTCTTGATCTGTGTCGCAGCAGCTAGCTCTTCGTCTTGTGACTTCTCAGACTCAAGTGCTTTGATCTTTTGCTCAGCTTTGACAATTAACTCAGCTGCACGGTCTTCAGTTACCTCGTTGTGGTCCTCAATGTAAGTAGAACCAAGAACCTTTTTTGCTTTACCTAAGTCTAAAGCCATAACATCTCCTAATAATTGAATAAAGTTTTTGGTGGACGTTTACCAAAATCATGATCATTTGGTATCTCTACGGATAATTCTACCCTTTGAATATCGAGGTATTGGCGGGCAAAGTAAACTGCCAAACCTACGGCATCTACTATATCGTACCTAAATTTAATAGGTTTTCCAGTCTTTTTTGATAAGGAATGATTAGGGAATTTGAATCCGTAGTTTTTCCATAGTGCATCTTGTATCATCAGCTTTTTAGCAGCCTCTTTGCCCCACATTTTCTTCTGCTCTTTAGTTGGGGTAGATCTGCCAGCTACTAGCTTTTTCCATGCTGATATGTTTAGAATCGTGTATTCTAAACCCCTTTTTCTACACAATATGTGAATTGCTGTACGATATGCAGAGTTTACATCAGATCCTTGTGGTGTCCTAGAGCTGAAAAAGAAGTCCTCTACGGTCACGTAATCTACCCCATGCTTCTCTATGATTTCCTCTATTTGATCCATTAGACTGATGCAAGCGTCACCGATAAAGTCAGTACTTTTATCAACGTCAATAAAACCGTAGTCGATAATATTGAAGACACCGTCTTGTATTTTGGCAACTGAAAATCCAGTACTTGCTGCTGGATCAAGTGTTAAGACACAGGATATCTCGGATCTATTCATATAACCTCCATCTATAGGTTATACTTGATCTTCGTCCTCTACTTTAGTTAGTGACCATTGACCGTTTTCATTGAATTTTAGTAGGTTGGCACCAGACTTAATATTGTCCATAGCAATTTTCTTAGAATCTGGATTTTTTAGCTGTTCTGCCATCTTTTTAGGGTCTTTTTTCTGACCCTGTGTGGTAGGTTTGATAGGTTTGCTTGGCTTTACAACATCAGAATTAGGTGTAGGGTTAATCTTGGGCCGAGATAAGCTTTCCAAATTTTGAGCAACTTGAGCAGTTAACTCTTTCATTTGTGTAAGTTTTTTGATTAATTCTTCCATTAAACACCTAATATAGCAGAAACACCGTTTCTTTTCTCAACTCTCATTATATCAGAAAATAGTGCTCTAGACTCACTCTGATGATCAATTACCCACACTTGTCGAGTATTTGCTAAATTATCAAGCATTTCAATAGCTTTCTCACGATTAGAAGCATCTAGTCCTTCAAATGGTTCATCTAATATGTATGGGTTTATCTTTTTGCCCATCAGCGCTTCAATGGTATCTAATATGGCAAAATCTATCGAAAGTGATAGGCATCGCAACTCTCCTCCAGAGAGAGAACCAAGTGATACATTATTGCCACCGATCACTAGCGAATCAGACAATTTTGCTTTTATACCTCCAGTTTTATTCTCTTTATAGGATAGAAGTGTGTATGATGCATTGGGCCAGATGTAGGATATGTAGTGAGAGACTTTCTCATTAAATACATCTATGGCAGAATCTAGTAGATATGCTGGAGCACCAGTAGGAGCGAAGAATGACACTAGTGTTTTATGTACTTCTAAAGAAGTATCTACCTCTTTCTTTTCTTCTTTCAGTTTAGAGATTCGCTTCTGGTGTTTAGCGATGTTATCTTTAATAGTTTTGTTCCTATCAAGCTTGTCGTTTAGGAACTCTATTGCTGATTCTCGCTTATCTATTAGAGACTTAAGTTCAGAAAACCGTTCACGATTTTCCATATATGTTGCGCTCACCTCTTTCTTCTTAATCTGGCTTTTAGATATAGCTTCCTTTATATCTTTTTTCTTACTTAAAAGGGTAGATTCAGAATTAATTATATCTACAAGTGTCTTTCTTTTACTCTGTAGTTTTAGCTTCTTTTTCTCTATTTTTTCAAGTAGTTGCTCTTTTGTCAAGGTGGATGAACCAACCATAACGAAGTCTTCGCTACAGTGTGGACACTCAATAGTGTGACCTATACTATCAACTTCTTCAGATAGCTGTTTAATCTGAGAGTCTAAGTCTGACAAGCTCTCTCTCGATACACTAACTTTAGATATCTCACCACTCACATCATTTAAAGCATTGAATAGTTTAGTTTCTAAGGTATTAAGCTGAAATAAGTCTGGTTGAGTTGTATCGATATTTTTCAACTTAACCTTTAAATCTTTAGTATCTAAGTTTGAGATTTTTGTTTTTATCTCCTCGTCATCCTCTAACATTTCTTCAGACGTTGAGATCTTAGTATTTAACGTACTAATTTCTGAGTTAATTTCTAGCTGCTTAGATTCTAAAACTTTTATGATTTTATCCGTGTGGGATTTAACACTATCAAAATCATCTAGGTTAAGGATGTTAAGGAAGAAGTCCTTCTTGGAAGAGTCGTTAAGATTAATAAACTTTACATCACCTGATTGAGATACATACATAGATACAAGGAATTGCTGGTATGTAAGATCGAGAATAGATTCAAGTTCTTCTTGTGAGTTGACAGGTTTGCCATCTAAAGTAAATTCTTCCTTCTTGGGTCTAGACCGTTTTATTATTAACTCTTTGCCGTTAATGTCGACGTAAGCAATTGCGTAGCCTCTTTTACACTCACGCCTGACAATTTCAGTAGACGTGATTTTTCTTGGCAGCTTGCCATATAGGGCAAAAGATAACGAGTTCCACACTGATGATTTACCAGCACCATTGGCGGTATCATCATCGTAGTTCCAACCGTCTAGCAAAAATAACCCTGTGTCTTGAAACTCTATATCAATGTCGGCGATGCTAAGAAGATCTTTAACTATCAATCTTTTGATTTTCATAAGAAATCTTCTCTATTTTTTAATACAACTTTATCGTTTGTGAGGAGGTTTGTTGTTAACATGTAACTGTCCTTTGTCGTCTACAGTTACCCAACCCATTTCAATCATGGTTTGTAATTCATACGTACCAGAATCAACGAGTCTAGGAACTTCCACAGTCCAATAATATTCGTCTCTTCTTTGTTCTACCATGTCTCGTTGATTGGCAGGTTGTACAGTACCAGTGTATGAATCTATAGTCTCATTTACCGTGGGTGATCCAGAGAGTACAGGAAGTTTGCGTGACATGTCTTTACCACACTCTTCACACTTAAGACTTTTAATACTAGCATATACCATCTTCTGTAGAGAGCTTCCACATTCACATACAAACGTGTACTTCGGCATTATAAGCTTACTCCTATACCGATAGAAATATCATCTAATTTATCTTGCTTAAATTGTGTACCAATACCTACACCGAAAGGACCAAACAGGTTGTAGCTTCCATGCAGGTGATACTCTTGATCTGTCGTTATGCCAGCCTCAAGTCTAAGCTTTTTAGGATTAGTAGTGATCTTTTTCTTCTTCTCTAAGACAGAGATTTTATACTCGTATTCACGTTTTATACCTGTTATCTTTTTCTTGTGACGCTCTTCTATACTCTTAACTCGCTCAAAGTGTATATTTTTCCAACGAGATTCAGTCTGTCTGATCTTAAAATCAAACTCTTTACGTATCTCCGTTACAATCTCTGTAACCTCTTCTCGATTAGTTTCTTCATACTCTTTTTCTATAATGGTTCCGTCAGGCTTGACAAGCTTGAACTTCTTTTTCTTAGAAGATTCTTTGAGCTTTTTATTCTCTTTCTTTAAAACATCTAATTTAGACTTGCTCTCTGATAACAGTTCACGCTTCTCTTCAACAACAGTCTTTATCCTTAACTCAGCTTTAGATATCTTCTCTTTATTAGATTCTTTAATCTCTTCTATCTGTCGTTCATATACTTCTGATACCTCTTTCTTTATCTCTGTTTCGACTATAGAAGTGGGATAAAGAAAAATACCTAGCCCTAAACCGACTATTAGAGCTATAACAACTTTTGCATCTTTGTGCTTTAATAATTCTTTAATCTTATCCATCTTGACTACTCAACATATTTTGAAAGGTTTGATTTGCTAGTTCCATCTGCATCTCCATATCGTTGTTGCGTGGAACGACGACGATACCGCCAAGGGTTGTAAGAAGAGAAGCAACTGATAAAGCGTTAGCTATACTGACACGAACAACTTTAGTTGGTTCGATTATCCCAGAATCAATTGGGTTTACCAGTTCATGTTTATTTGCATCGAACAC